GACCAGTTAATGGATCATAGATCAAGTCTCCCCATGCTCTTAATATGTTGTATATATACATATTGTTATCATCGTTTAAGTTGACTTCAAAATCGATCGTTAAACTAACTGAAGTTGAATCCGGAGCACCATCTGCAAAGTTTCTTTCAGCAAACTTATATCTCTGCTTCTGTCCTGCTTTAGTTAATTGCTCAGGAAGACCTGATATTTTCTTCACGTGTTCAACTAGAAGCTCAGTATTCTCAGAAATTGAAGCCGGCGGAGTGATTACAACCTCAAACTGATTTAAGTATACAGGTTCGTAATATTGTCTCGCTGCTTGTGAATTATCCCAATGTGGTAATCCAGCCATGTTAAAATGATTTTTTTTATTTATTTATCTTAAAAAAGAGTTTAATCCTTCTTTTTCTTGCTATCTCTAACTCTAGTGTAGTTCTTCCATAGTTCGTTATAGATATCACAAGAAGCCCCTAAGAAATTGATAATACCAACGTATTTCTTTTTCTGTTCACCTTCCATGTTAGCAACTTTAACACCGATCTTTTTGGCATCATCAGTCGTTAATTCTTCTTCTTGTTTTTTATTGACCAGCTTTTTAAGGTCTCCTTTCTTTTCAAGAAGGGCAAATTTAGTAAAGCTAGGAATTGCTCTATTCATCTTGATTTATTTTTTTCCAGTAAATGGACTCTTTTTCTTAACATTCGCTAAGTATTGCTTAGTGTGTTTGTCAAGACTTGGAGTTCCTTTACCTTTAATAGCTTCACCTGACATTTCTTGCTTGATAGAAGAATTAGTCTTAGCGTCTTTTGAAGCAGTGTTAGCTTTCTTTGCATAAGCAGTGCTTGCGCTTTTAAAAACTGACATAAACTGATTATAGTTCATTACAGGGTTTTTCATCGTCACTTGATTTTTTTATTATTTATCTTTAATCCGTATAAAAATATTTATTTGCAAGCTTTTAAAAATATTATTTTTTAAGTAATATTTAATATGCCAGAACTAGCCGAAGTAAAAATAATGTCAGACTACATTAATTCAGTCTGCTCCGATCAAGATTTCACCAGTATCTCCTTTTCTGAGAGCGCTCAAACTCGCAGACTTGGAATAGTTCAGCCGACTGATCTGCAGATATTTAGTATCAAAGCAGAATCCAGAGGCAAGGAATTAATTCTCAATCTGATTCAAGGTGAATCCACCTATTTAAAAATAAAATTTGCGATGGGAATGTCAGGATTTTGGTTCTTATCTGATCAAGATCGTTTGCCCAAGCATACTCATTTAAAATTTAATTCAATCAGCGGTAAATCTCTTTGTCTAGTCGATGCTCGTAGATTTGCTAGGTGGAAGGTAGTAGAAAGCTGGTCGCCTGACCGGAGTCCATGCCCTATGACGGATTTTACAGAGTTTAAACACCATGTCTTAACTAATCTACATAAGAAAGAATTCGATAAGCCGATTCACCTAGTGATGATGAATCAAAAATACTTTAATGGAATCGGAAATTATTTGAGAGCTGAAATCCTATTTAGAGCAGATCAAGATCCTTTTGAATCAGCTAGATCTGCTATATCTAATAATCCTCTCGTAATTGAACTTTGTGAAACTGTTACAAAGGAGTCCTATCTCTTAGGCGGAGGCCAACTCAAAGATTGGGATAATCCGTTTCAGGTTCCAGCAGGCGGTTTCTCGGACTGGATCCAATGCTATGGAAAGGGAAAAAGAATAACAGATCGAAATGGTAGAACCTTTTGGTTTAATCCTAAATTTAATCCTTGATTGAAACCTTTTCTCCATTTCTAATAGAATATAGTACATGAAAGACATTAAATTAGAATTTGAGCCTAGGCCTCAACAGACTGAAATTCTAGAATTTGTAAAAAAATCAATCGATTCAGAACATAAATTCTCTATCATTGACGCTCCAACTGGAGTCGGAAAATCCTATGCTGCTGTCATGATTGCGGACTGGTATGTTCGAGAAATCAACAAAGAAGCAAGGATAACAGTTTTAACCAATAGCAAAATTTTACAGGACCAATACATAAAGGATTTTGACTTTATGTCCTCTCTTAAAGGTAATAATAATTATTTTTGTAAGAAGAATTCAATGCCGTGCGGGGAATCTAAAATTCTAAACAAAGCAAAAGGAACTCGATGTACCCTTTGTCCTCATACTATTGCCCAATCCAGATTTATTAAGGAAAGAGTAAGTCTAACTAATTATCATCTCATCACAGCATATTCAATCTATTCTCCAGAGATTCTAGCTGATCGGCATGCCAATCTTCTTATAGTTGACGAGGCTCACTCCTTTGAAGAAACCTTTTGTGACTTTATATCTTCAACATTTTCTGAAAGAAGCTTAACCCTGCTTGAAATCTGGGAACCCTGGATGGAATCTGACCTAGACGGTATCTCAACAATTAAGGAATTAGCAAACTACGTTAAAAAAATAATAATTCCTCGACTTCAACATAACATTTCTACCTATATTGAAGAGGCAAAATTTACCAGGTCTAGGAAGAAAAAGACAGACTTTATTAAAAAAGCAGATCATTGCGATAAATCGATGTGCAAATACAATAGATTTATCAATGATGAGGATAATTATTCCAAAAATTGGGTTTTTGAAAAGGACCTAGACTATAAGGGATCTCCCCGAATCTTGGTTGAACCCATCTGGGGCCGTCAATATCTAAAGGAAACATTTTGGGATAAATACGACCATGTGATCTTTATGTCAGGAACCATATTAGATCCTAAGATATTTACATTTTTAATGGGAATAGAATCAGATAAATGGACCTATTTAGATCTTCCGTGTCCGTTTAAAGAGGAGAATCGGCCTATAATCTACGTTAAATTTGGTAAAATGTCATACTATGATAAGAAAGACACCTTTAAACGGGCAATTCCGATTATTAAAAAGATCCTGGAAAAGAATGAAAATAACAAAGGAATCATTCATAGCGGGAATTATGAATTAAATGGATGGATCAAGAATTCAATTCACGATCCTCGACTCCTGATTCACGATCCTTCTACTCGAGAAGAATCCCTAATTGAACATCTTAAAACTGGAGACAAAACTGTTCTAGTATCTCCATCAATGATGAGTGGAATTGACCTAAAGGACGACTTTTCCAGATTTCAAATCATTTTAAAGATACCTTTTCCGAATCTAATGAGCTCTAAGATTAAAAAGAGACTAGAAACCTATCCAGACTGGTATAATTGGAAGACCCTAGTTGAAGTAATGCAGGCATATGGTAGATCCATTAGAAATGACGAAGACTGGGCAGAAACATATATTCTAGATTCGTGTTTTGATCAAGTGATACGAAGCAGCAAGGCTCCTCAATACTTCTTAAGGGCCCTGAAGACAAAAAAATTGAATTAATATGGCAAAACAAAAAGCTGTAGAACAGAAATATCAAAAATTAACCGACATTGAACACGTTCTTCTTAGACCGTCAATGTATATTGGATCAATAGTTCCGCATACTGGCCAACAATATCTATACAATGGCGAAACTGTCACCCTTGAGACTGTAAATTACAATCCAGGATTTATTAAAATATTCGATGAAATTGTGTCTAATTCAGTAGATGAACATCGTCGAAATCCAAAATTAAATGAGATTCGAGTTACTCTTGATTTAGACAAAGGATCTATCTCAGTATGGGATAACGGTGGAATTCCAGTTGAAAAGCATAAAGTTCATAAAGAATGGATTCCAGAGATGATTTTTTCAAATCTTAAATCTGGATCTAACTTTGATGATACTGAACAAAGAACAGTAGCGGGAACAAATGGTGTAGGTTCAACCTTGACCAATATTTTTAGTAAAGAATTTAAAGTTACCACATGTGATGGTGTGAATAAGTTCGAGCAGACTTTCACCGCTAACATGAACAAACGCACCTCTCCTAAAATTTCTCAAGCTAAAAAGGGATTCACTGAGATCCACTTCATTCCAGATCTAACTCGATTCGGAATGTCGAAAATAGATCCTATCACTTTTAAAATTCTGTTTAAAAGATGTTTAGACCTAGTTGCATGTAATACTAAATTGCAGCTTAAGTTTTCTCTAGTAGATGGAGGAACTAAAAAAGACTGGAGTCTTAAATTTAAGAGCTTTGAAGAATATATTAAGCTCTACACTGAAGAATTTTTCTATGAGGAATCCAAAGATTGGAAAATCGGCTTTGCTAAATCTGAATCCGGATTTCAGAATGTTAGTTTTGTGAATTCAGTGCACACTAAAGACGGAGGAACTCATGTCGAATACATTACTAATCAATTGATCTCTCAATTACGTGAAATGATCA